CCACATCCCCCTGTTTACCGGGAGTCACCGCACGGTCACGAATGCGCCCGGCCTCGCCCGCCTGTTGCTGGGAAAGCTCCTGCGCCTTGGCTGCCAGCTTGTCCGCCCGCTCCTCACCGGCTAACGCCAATTCCGGCGCCAACCCCGTGGCCGTTTCCTCATCCATCGCTCCGGACTTCACCGCCTCCGCCACATCGGCCGTTGTTGCCCGGCCGAGACGAATCTGCGTCACAAGGCTTTTCCCAGTGACGTCCATTTGACGCTGGGCCTCGCGCACCCGTGCGTTGGTCATGCTTTGCAAGTTCACCCGGCCACCCAGCGACATGCCTCCGCGCTCGAACTCGTAATTGGTATAAGCGCCGTCCTTCCCCTTCTCCGTGATTGCCTTGTTGAACTCGGCATAAGCCTTGACCGCCTGCGCCGGCGGAAGCTCCCGAATGGCGTCCAGCTGATTGGATGCCGTCTTATACATCCCCTCATCCAGACCGCGCCGTACCATCTCCTCCTTCTGGTCGGGTTGCACGTTCATCAGGTCCACCGTTGCCACATACCCCTCATAATCCCCGCCGCGCAGCTTGGCCTGGGCGTTTCCCATCAGCCGGGAATTGCTTTGGCGAATCAGCGCCCCGTCCTTCTGGGCCTTGAACCGGATCCCGGTCTCCGCCAGATAGGACTCCGTCAGCATCTTGTCCTGTGCGACCGTATTTGAGCCCCACCCCTGCTGTTTGATGCGTCCGGGCTTCGCGGTCTCGTAGGCCTTCCAGGTGTCCTGCCTGAACTTGTCCCACGTTTCCGGCTTGTCCTGGTTGGCCTGCGCATAGGACTCAACCTGCGCGGCCGTCTCCATTCGAATGGTCTCCTCCGAAGCGAGGAACCCCTTGTTTACCTGCTCCTGCTTCTGAATGGCAAAGCGCCCCAGGACGTTGCCCACGTCTTGCAGCGCCCCGCCGGCTTGGGCCAGCGCCATGTTGGCGGCCTGCATCTCGTTCCCCATGCGGGGGCCAAGGCTTGGAGCTTGGCGAACGTCAGAAAGTGATACGGTTGGAATGGCCATGATTTGAAATTACTTAGTGACCTGGTAGCCCATGTAGGCCGTGTTTGAAGTTCCGGAAAGCAGCGATGAACCGGCATTGATGTAAGCCGCCCGCGCCTGATTCGATCCCACCCGGCGATCATAAGCCCCCTGGGCCCGAAGCGCCCGGGTTTGCTGCGTTGCCTGCCGACTCGCGTCCAGTGCTTCGAGCTCTAGAATCCCGGCCGTCTCCGCCATCACTTCCAATGGAGTGCCTTCAATAGTGACCCCGCTCTTTGCGTAGGCCGTGCGCTGCATTCCCATGAACTTGCGATTCTGTTCACGCCGGCGCTTTACCGACTCGCGGGCATCCAGATCCACCTGAGCGGCCTGATTCTCCGCCAGCTTGGCGTTGTATTCCCCCATTTCCTTGGCGGTTTTTGCCGCCTCCATTTGCCCATAAACGGCGACCCCAGTACCGACTGCGGCCACCGCAATGGCGGCCACGGCTAAAGCTGTTGATGTTACGACGGCCATATTATTTTCCTCCGATGATTTTAAGCATGTGCGTTACGTTTCGGTCGGTGACCTGAAACCCTATTTTCCTGTAAATTCTACCAAGCGATTCCTGCCGGCACGCGGTCAACATGACCCCGTAACCCAGCCGCTTTGCCTCCTCCTCCATAAAAGTGACCAAGGCATTGATTGCCCGAATCGTTTCCATTCCCTGCGCTTTTGGATTGGAAACCAGCCACTCCATCCAACAAACCCCGTTGCTGTTGCTCATGTAAAGAAACGCGGCGCAAAGCGGGAAGGCCTCCGTCTCACCGGCTTTCTCCCGGTGATAGGCCACCACCCCAAGCCCCGGAAGGATTGCCTCCGGGACTGCGTCCCATTTATGGGCCGACCACCAACTGGCCAGCATCGGATAATCTTCCGGGACATAGGGGCGTATTTGAATGCTCATTGGGAATCTCCTTTTTTGAAATTATCCTCCGCCCACAAAGGCTGAAGATTTGTATAGTGGAAACAGGTTCTTTGCTGTGAGGAATCAGATAAATCAAATGCAGCGCATGGCTTGATGTGATCTACGTGCCACCCGCGAAAGCCGTAATTTTTCCAGGACATTCCTTCCTTAAATTGCGACTCAAGATGTTTTATTAGGTGTTCAATGCTGCATCCTATAAGTTCAGCCGTATTGGCTGACTTAGCGATACCCTTAACCGCCACTCTGATTCGAACGCGGCACAAGTGTTCGAGCCTATAAGAAGCATCTGCCCATCTCTTCTTTTTATAAGCCCTCACTCGCTTCCTGATCTTGTCACTATTTTTGGCGACATACCGGCGTGCTGCATCTCGCTTTATACGACGATCTAAATCCAATCCTTCAGGGGTAATCCTTTTGCTTAAACGTGCCTGCTTAACGCTCTCACGTCGCTTCTGAACACGGACAGGATCGTTCGTGATGGATTTAACTGTCTTTGCGTTCACCCGCTTGTAGTTCGCAAATGACTCAGGCGTTACCCACCGCTCATAGCAGGCCCGTGTCCCATTTTTAAGCATGGGCCTGCTATATCCTTGAAAGATACGCCCGTCTTCCCTTACCGCGCCAGCCTTGAGGATTGTGCTCATTGAATGCCGGTCACGATGTAATGCACGGTCATGCCCAGCAAGGTCCAAGGAAGCGGTTGATCCTGTTTTAAGATGATCGTCGCGTCCTCAGAATAATCCCCGTCCACCTCCTGATATTTGTCCCCGGTAAACAGAGGGGGCGGCGCGTCCATCAGGTCATCCGTTGTCCTGAACTCCACTTCCCGGAACGTCTCCCCGTTCAAGTCGGTCACCTTCAGCCCAAGCGTGTCCATCAGCCGCAGCGTTACACCACGAATGTTTTTGACCACTCCTTGGGTGTTGCCTGCCGCTTCATCCACATCGAGGCGCATCGGCTGAATGATCGAGTCATAGGCGAGCCCCGCATGAACAATGGTGGCCTCATAATCCAGCGTCACCGAACCGCCTGACACCACCTTTTGAGGATGGACCGCGCCATTTGTCAGGATGTCCACCGTTTCCCCGTTCAAGTGGTCAAGCCCCGTGATTGTCGTCGTGGCATCCCCGGCATAAATCACCGACGAATCCACGAATGTTTTTGCCACATCAGCCCCGGGGAATGTCTGAAACAGGAACTGAGTGATGTCATCGGTCGAGGTAATGTTTTGCCCGCCCGTTGCCGTCATCAGGGAATCATAATCGGCATCCTGGTAGGTGCCGTAAGTAAACACGATTTCCTCCGATAGAAGCGCCGCCAACGCCTCCGCCAATGTTGCCCCGCGTTCATGGCTTTCGACATCCGTAAATAAAAGCATCCGGTGCGCCTTATTCACTTCCCAAGTCATGTCGTTAACCGCGCCCACAATCGCGCCGTACCCATTCTCCGGACCGTCTCCGCCACCTGATGCACTCAGAGCATTAACCGCTGTGGTGAAGGCGCCCAACGTGGTGAAATCAACAATGGGCATTGGGTCCGTCTCATCCTTGAAATCGACCAAGCCAAATTCCACGTCTGAATAAACCTCCGAGTAGGCCGTAGCAATGGCCACCATTTGCGTTTTAACATCGTCGATGATGCCGCCCATGCTCCCCGTCGTATCCACCACAAAAGCGATTTGGGCCGCACCCACGCCTGTCTCCGGAGCATCGGCATAAATATCCACGCTTGGGTTATAGTAGCCGGTCATCCGCTCGATGTAGCGTTTTTGCACCCCGTTGACTGTCCGCAGCACTGACACCCACACCTCATCATCCAGCGTGCCGTAAATCGTCTCAACTGATTCAAACGTCCCGGCCGTGGTGTGTCGGTGCCAGGCAATCACGCTCTGCTCCTTTTCGTAGGTCATGCCAATCAGGTTTCCGTTGGCAATCGCCCAAAAGATAGAGTCCCGGTCGGATTGGTAGGAAGGCGACTTGATCCCGCCGGCCGTGATATGATCGGAAAGGATCGTGACGTCATTGGACTGGTATCCCTCTTTCACCGCATCATAAACCGCCTCGCGCAATTTGCGGCCGCTTCGCTGGACAAATAGGATCGTGTCATTCACCAGGAGGGCCCGGCTTGCCTGACTGCCAAAATTCGACTGTTGGCGAACCTTGATCTTGGTCGGGGTGATCGAGATGTCCAGGTCTCCACCGGATGCCGTCCATTCTCCCGATGTGGTTCCAATAACCAGCCGGGACTGTGACACCATCCACAGCACTTGCTGCCGCTCCGTAGAAGATAACGTAAAGGCCACACTGTCGTCATCGGCCGTTCCCGTGGTGAAGTTCTCGTAATCGTCAACGATCGAGCCCCAGAGCGTTTGCGGTTGGTGCGTTGTCCCCGCAAAGAACATCCGGTTCTCGAAGAATGCACAGGATGCCGGGAATCCCCGTTTAATCGACCATGCTCCCTCCGCCCAATACGCCGTTGCCGCGGCACTAAACAACGTCCGCTTTACCGTTGCAGCCGCATTGGTGGAGTTGATCACCCCAGTGATTTGAACAACCCCGTAGATGAACCGGTCTTCCAGTTCAAAAACCGCACGGGAGTTTTCCCCGTTCGTTGCCGTTTGTGAAGTGAAGGCGGGGATGTTTATCCGGTAATAAGCCTGATCGTCCTCTTCCCCCTCCACATCGATATTGCGATCCTTGCGGCCGATGTAGGACCGAACCGCTTCCCAGTTGGTGGATCCATCCAATGACCGTTCGAGCTCCACCGTTGCCGTCCAAATGCCGTAGGTGCGGAAAAACCATTTCCCGGTAACCAGCACCGCAGCCGATGCCGCAACCGCAGTGATTGCCAATTCCGCACTCGTTGATTCCCGCCGGTGCCCAATGTTGAAGTAGGCACCGATATGCCCGGCCTCAAATAAAGCCGATGACGCCACAAGGCTGATTGATCCCGTGGTGGCCGATGGATCAATGGTGATTGCCGTTAGGTTTTCATCCAAGAAAGGAGGCCGGTCAAAATCAACCGTTGTCAGGGTCCAACTATCATTTGCGATACGGGCCAACTTTTGCACCGGATGCGAGGGATGAGTGATATAAATCACGTCATTGATTTGGACGTACTGAAGCTCATCGCACTCCGCCGCCAAATACGGGGTAACGATTTCATAAGGATTCCCGCCGACCTCGATTTGATTCCCGAGGTAATAAAACCTCATGTAAAGGTTCCCCAGTTCGAGCATGAAGGACACTGTACGGCTAAACTGAAAGTCCATCAGGCGAACCGGCTTGTTGGTCGCATCGTACTTGGCGGCCGCCACAAACTCAAACCCCTTGCGCCGCGTGACCCCGCCGTGAGGCATCGGGATCATGTTCTGGCATTGGCGACACCCGGCCGCGTATTTCTCCGTGTCCACCCGGGCATCCAACTTGGGCGAAAGCTCGCCCGCGTTGAAGCTCATCAGGTTCTTCTTGTTTCGTGGATTTGCCATGGGTTATCCGTTCGTTGAATAGCGGCGAGCCTGGACAAAGCGGGAGTCCTCCCACGGGGCGAAGCGCTTCTTCTTCCGTTCGTTTCCGTCCTTCATCCGGGCCTGTGGCAGGCTCACCCGCTGATACTCAGAAAGCAGGGCCTGCGCTAGGGCATCATCCTGCCGGATTGGCAGCGCGATCTTCGATGCAAGCAGCACCACCACCGCGTTGACAAAGAGAGCGTCCCATTTGTGCGTCTCCTCATCGTACCCGATGAACCGCACCTTGGCCTCTTCCGCATCGGTCATGAGCTTGTCCCCTTCGATTTCCCACGTTTCCCCGAGGCTCCCCGTCACTTCCACCCCATTGAGCTCCACCAGGCTGATAAAGTTGATCGGGAGCTGGAATTGATATGCCCACTCAAAGGCCGGCGCCTCAGTCAACCGTGACAGGGCCTCGCGCTTCTTCAGGCAGTTCCACTCCCCAGCCCGCGCAACCTCGCGCACCGCTAACTCGAAGGTCTCCTTACAGACCCGGGCGGACTTCGAGTTTACATCCTCGATGTCCAAGACGTGAGGCGACCCGACCCGGCCGAGTGCCTGATTGCAAATGTTGGTTTTCGTGAGGGCCATAAATTGGATGCCGTGGATTACCCGCCACGGCACGGGGTTTTAGTTACTCCACCAACCCAACAACTTGATTTGCCATAAGTTGCTCCTGGCCCGCATAGACCGAGTAAACAACCGACCTCACACGAATGAGAACATGCGTTGCCTCATTCTCAGGATCAATCCCAAGCAATTCAAATGGCTCGTTCATGGGATTAGTTCACCTGAATGGCAAACGCAGTGATACGAACATCCGTGACCGAGGTTCCAAGCTGGGCGGTCCACGCCGTGTTTACCGTGGCCTGACGTGCGACGACGGGGAGTGTGACGGGCAGGGTGGTCGTGGCCGGGACCCAGACCGAGAACACCACCGTGCCTGCGGCCACATGGCGGAAGTCCACACGGGTGCCGGTAGCACTGGTGTTAGTGATGAGGAGTGCGCGAAGGTCGTTGAAAATCGAGGCGACGGCCGCAACAATAGTCGTCTCCGTGGTGTTGGTTAGGGTAACCATCGGTGCCATAGTGTTCAGATCACGGATTTGCTCACCTGACCCCACGAGACGGCCAATTTTATCACCTGCAACTGTCACAATCTGGCCAGCAGTACGGGCGGTTTGGATAGCCGTTGCGGCAACAACACCCAACTGGAAAGGATTGGCTCCAGCCGTCGTACCAACAGCAGCATTACCAGCAACATTGATGCCACCTGTTGCAGTGGTTACCGCCGTAGTGCCGCCGTCCAGCGTCACACGCTGACTGTTTCCGGTGCCGGTTTGCGTTACTCCCCCGATAATCACCTTGTTGATTCCCGTCTCCTCCATCGAGAACTTGCCAACCGTTAAGCGAGTAGTCGATGCGGGAGCCGTGACACCATTGAACGCCTGAATAAATAGGTAAACAGGAGTCAGCGCATCAACCAAACCCTCTAAACGACTAGCGCGAGAAGTGAACTGAAGAGACGTTGCCGTGGCCGGTGAAGCATCACAAAGGAACTCTGAGGTAGTATCACCTGAGAATTGGATGATGTCGCCAGGTGAAGCGTCCGTGTTCAGCGTCAAGGACGACGCACCGGAACCCCAACCACGCCGTTGAGAGTCGAACCAGTTGGTTGTGGTGGCTGAAGTGCCGTTTTTGACCAAGCTCACACAGTTCCAGCCGAAGACCGTCACCGTGCCACTTGCGCTCGGAGTCCACGCCTTGGCGCTCATGGTAAGCGTCAACGTGCCCGAAGTAGCACCAGCGTTTAAGCAGGTGAAGGTAGAAACACCACCAGACGATTGCGTGAGCAACGACACCGCACCGTTGACTATTGCCGCCACGTCGGACGACGCACTGACCGTCGCAGCTTCAGCGATGGAGAAGATCGGATTCCCACCGAGGAAGGTGATCGTTGCCGTGGTGGTCGAACGTGACCAAGTACAAGCAAAGACCGGCGAGAACGTGACGACATTGGCAGCCACCGCGGTGATTGCGTAACGGCCCGGCACAATGACAGCCGCACCACTGCCGCCGCCAAGGTAGCAGCTTTGCCCAATGTTCGCATCCGTGAACCCGTGACCAGTTGGCAACGTGATAGAGATAAGCAGGCCGGTTGCATCCGTGGTAAATGCGCAGTTCTCACCAATCAAATCAGCGAGATAAATGCCGAAATGCTGATTCACGATCTTCTGACTCAGAATGATCTTAGCGCGGGAAATATGCCCGCCCTTGATCGACTCCACCGAGCGCATCAGGAAATCAGCGTTTACCGTGGTTCCGGTATCCACCAGCAAATTGCCGTAAGCCTGAGCTACGGTCATGCCTGAACCCGTTGGCCCCACTTGCACCACTTCATCAGCCACCAGCCCCGCGCCCGTCTTGGTAAACGAGCAGTCAACGACGTGAGCATTCTGGGTGATGCCACCCGTTTCACTTAAAACAAGCGCCTTGAAGGTGCCCGGCTTCCCGTCCAACTCCCCCCCGATAATCTGGGGCTTGGTCCCAACCACTTGATTCGAATTCAAATTCATAAAGAAATACTTTTTTGGTTAAATAAAAAAGCCCGCCCCCACTCCAAGAGCGAAGGCGGGCCAACAACAGAACCCAACGGGCCTTCAGCTTAGAAGGCCAAGTAACCGATGCGGAACACCAGTTTGCGGCCGGCCACCGGGGTGACCAGAGTCACCAAGGTCGCCACGATGATGCTATCCGCGCCGAGAGTATAGGGAGTCAGGCGGGCCGCCGCAGCGATGGAATCGAAGCGGTCAACACCGGCCGCTGCCACGTCAAGACCATCCGCATAACGGTCAACGTCAGCCGCAGCGCCGACACCGGCGACGTCATCGTCACCAACGTCAACCGTTGCAGTGCCAGCGATGCCATCGGTGACAACCGTGCAGTGCGAGGGGTCGATGATGCAACCCTGGGGCAGCTTCACGATGTTGATCTTGTCGCCGGCCGCTTCCGTGCCGAGCATGGTATAAACCGAGGTGGCAAACATCAGGGTGCCCGCTTCACGGACGCCTGCGTTGCGGTTGGCCAAGGTGGGATTCGCCTGCTTGGCGTAAATGTCAGAGTTAAAGGTAGGCATAAAATTGCTTTCTTAGTTGGTTATTGAGTGAAGAAAAGTCCCAGCGCTTACGGGGACTCGTCGCAGTAAACCAGCACCACTTTTTCCTCTTCGAGACGGGTGGCGCCGAGCATCAGCACCGTGCGAATCTGGACCGTGTGGTTCTGGGTGGGGAGAATGTCGATCTTCACCGATTTCTCCATGCCGATGCCGAGGGCGATGCCGTCGCGCTGATAGGCGATGCAAGTACGGATGTCGGTCGCAACGTCGAGGGTGGTGAGCTCAGTCATCACGCACTCGAAGCCGAGGAACCGATTCACCGTGCCGTCCACAAGGGCCTTCACGTTGTTGTAATCCGAGGACTTGATTTCGGTGACGTTGTTGAGCAGGTCGTTCAGCTGTTTTGCCGAGTGGACAAAATAGCGACCCTCAGAATCAACTTCAGCCTTGTCCAGGATGTACTTGGCGCGGGTCCACTTGGCCAGCGTCATGCCGCTGTTGGCAGCAACACCAGAAGCGACGTAGTCCACAGCGACCTTCTGGGTGGCGGGAACGTCCACGGCGGTGGTGCCATCCTCACCGATGTAAGCGGTGCCTTCCAGACCGGCGATGATAACCTCGTCCATGGTGCGCTTGGCGGCCATGGCATGGGACTGGACGTGCTCGGACTCAGGAGCGGGGAGCTCACCGAGGGCGATCGGGTCGAGTTGGTCGATCCAGGTGACTTCATCGTAACCCTTCGGACGCAACCAGCGTTTGGCCATCGGGGAATCCGAGGCAACAGTGGCGCCGTTACGGGTGGTAATCAGGCGCATCTTGGACTTGCCAAGCTGGCTAAAGGTGCGGTCTTTGCCTTTGACGGTGACGCGCTTGACCTTATTTTCGAGGCGGGACTCTTTCTGCTGAACCAGGTGTTCCCAGTTGTCAGAAAAGTCGGTTTGGAAGTGCTCGGGGAGCTGAGTGAGAATTGCCATGACGGAGATGCCGGTGATCGGCGGATATTAGGATGAATAAAACCCACGCAAACAGGCGTGTGCTGGTCATCGCGTAGGGGTTTCCGGTGAGCCGGTGCCAACGCTTCGGACGAATCCGAGGCCGGTTGGTGTCCCTTGCGGGAGGTCTCCGCCGTGCTCTCTGCCATCGGGTATGCACCCCATCAAGGTCTTGTGTCAAGACATGAAAAGGCCCGCCTCCGTGCCAAGAGGCGGGCCGACCATAACCCATATGTAACTGCCGGGCTTACGATTTAGTCTTTTGCTTCGAATGCCAAGCCTGATTTAAGCGGGACTTCGATTCAACGGCCTGGGCGTGCTGGGGATGCTCCGCCTCATGGTAGGCCTTGAACAAGGGATTCCCCGGGTTGTTCACGATGTCCAGCGCCTTGGCCCGGTCATCCATGCCCGCATTGGCATTGGTCTCACCGCTGATTAGCCGGTCCTCGCTTATCATGGCGCCGAACTTGGCCGCCAGCATCACCGCCTTGGCATCAGAGAACATCGCGTCATTGGGATCGAGGCCGGCCGTCTTGATTGCACGGACTGCCAGATCAATATGCTTCGAGCGCTCCGCACCAAAGGCTTCATCCAAGGCCTTGTTCTGGGCCGTGGCATACTCGGCTTGTGCCTTCTCCTGCGCCACCTTGGATCCAGCGTTGAGTTGACCGGCCTGGGCCAGATCGAAGTCCATCAACTCCTTGGCGGCCGCCGGGCTGATTGCGTGCTTGTGCAGGATCCCGGCAATGCCATCGACATACCCCTGATTCCATTGGGCTTCCGGGACGTTGTCCGGACGCTTGAAGCCGTAGCCTTCCGGTTTCTCGGGGACGTTGTTGATTTGGGCCAGCAACTTGGACCGCTCTGCCTTGGCCTCCGGGCTGGCATTCTCCGGGAGTGGTGCCAGCGCCTTCTTCCCGGCCAGACTGGACATGTTCGCCAGCCCGCCCATCAGCGCCTCCACCGTCTGATAACGGGCAAACAGGTCTTTGTGGGGCTTCAGGTGCTCGGGGAGGGAATCGAACTTGGTCGCGTTGATCTTCCCGTCCGAGCCATACAGGCCGACGTGCCAGGCCTCGCCTACCGTTGCGGTGCTTGCCCCAGTGGCAGCCGTCGCTTGGGTGGATTGGGCAGCACTCCCCGCGCCGGTTCCTGCCGCCGCACTGGCAGCGCCGCCACCAGACAGAAGCGAGGTTGAAGCGGTTGCAGTAGCAGCACCAGAAGCGCCACCAGTAGCAGCGCCACCCGTTCCACCGCCGCCACCGGACCCGCTGTCGCCTGCTTGCTCATAGAGTCGAAAATTCAAGAGTTTCATTGGTTTCTGTTGTTAGTTTCTGCCCCTCTTACTTGGAGTATTCCGAATCCTCGCCGCCGACAAACGTGTTGGCCGCCTCCACCTTCTCCGTGCCGATGATCTTGCGCTCGGCAATGGTGGCCTCCACCTCATACTGTTGGCTCTCAGGGATGCCAGTGGTGGCATTCAGCACCTTGCGGGTCTTGGTCACCGTGCCCTCGCCCTTGATTCCGTAGCGGGCCTTGTACTCGGCCGGCTTGTACTTGCGATACCACTCCACCACGGCCGGGGTTTTGTCACCGAAGCGCATTTCCTTCTTGGGCATCGGGGGGATGTTCTCCTTCACCTTGGCCGCTTCATCGCCTTCAATGACGATCGAGGTCGGCGCATTGCCGTTCTCGTTCAGCCAGCGGACGACGGCCGGGCGGAACTTGGTCCATTGCTCCACCAGGACCAGTTTGCCGCCGTCCAGAATGGTGGCGACGTGGATCGTGCCGTCCTTATCGGTGCGGGTCACTTGGCCATCATCGGCAATCGCGTACTCGATGACAGGCGGTTTCTCTACGGGTTTCACTGCTTTTTCTGTGCTCATGTTGTTTTAACGTTGGGTTTCTGTTTCTTGGTCCCGAGCAACTTCGCCCGGGATACGAGATTGAGGGTGTCGAGGAAGAAGATTCTGCATCCCTCGGCAATTTCCATTTTCTGGGGCTGGACTTCCCCGGTGGCCAATGGAACGGCCGTTGACCGGAGGAAGTAGCCGCGCCGCTCCATGTCCTGCCAGACCAAGGCCTGGGCTGGTGTCCGGTGCTCACTGTCGCTTCCGAACACCATCCCGTAGGCCAGTGTCAGCTTTTCCTGTGTTGTGGCTTCGCTCATGGCTTATGCTCCCATCAGTTGCTTCTGCACCTTGGGGGACGCTTGGCTGATGTCCTTGGCCGCCCGGGCCATCCCAGGCGCCGCTTCCGCCGCCATTGCCTGCTGTTGCGCTTCCGCCTTGGCTTGGCGCATGGAGTCCCGCTTGTCCTCCGTCATGATCCAGTTGGAAGGGAGCCCAGCATTGCGGGCCGACTCGCGGGCAATGACATCAAAGTCATAGTTCTCCGCCGCTTGCTCCGCCGCTCCTGGACTGATTTGAGCCAGACCGCCAAGGATCGACATCACCTGACCAAGGCTTTGGTTCTCCGCCGCCTTGATTGCCAGTGCCAGCTTCGAGGTGAGCGTGACTTCCGGCAGCACTAGCGCCACATCGTTGGCGTCCGCACTGCGTTGACGTAGTAGGGACGGTGGGGGCTCTGGGAACTTCCCTGCCCGGTGCAGGATGTTGAACACCCGCAGAAGCATCGGGTTGGTGACCTCCGTTTGCAGACGGTAAAAGGTAGGACTGAACGCCGTGACCTTCTCCGCCAGACGTTGGCTCACCTCATAGGCGGTCATTTGCCGCTCGATTTGCTGAAGCATTTGGAACAGGTCAACGTGGTAAGCCTCACGAATGGCCTTGTCCTTCATCTCAACTCGATCCTTGCCGACGTCATACCGCCCACTTGTGGCCCACTCTTTGGGCATCGCGTTGGGGATGTTCGGGTCAAACGTCGTCGCGCCGCCGGCGTGAAGGTCGATGTCCCCTTCCATCGAGTCCGGCACCAAGATGCGAGGGAAGGCCGCAATCTCCGCCAGTGCGTCCATGTTCATCTCGATGAAATTGACCTGCCGGATGGTCGGGAGGGCTTCAATGCTCGGGCTGTACCCGTAGGGCTGTTGCCCCCACTTCAGGAATCGGCTCACCGCAATGGGATCCTCGTCATAACCGCTCTCCAACACCACGCACTTGTCATCAACCGAGACGTAACAGGATGCAATCGGCTTGTTTTCGGGGTCGAACTTCTTGGCATCGTACTCACCGGGCTCCCGGGGATGGATCGAGTGGACGAATTTGAACTTGTTGTCCTGCTTCTTGGGATCCGCGCAGGCCTTGGCGAGGATCGGGCCCAGGTTTTCCTCTCCAAACTTCTGCTTTGCCTGCCGTGCAGTGAGCTCGAAGTCACGCATCAGGGTGTCCACGCGCCCCTCATGGTCTTCAGCAATGGCGAACGTGCCCACATCAAACTTGTGGAATGCCAGCAGGGACCGCTTCCCCTCTTCCAGCAGTAGCGCCGCGGTTCCGAACCCACCACGGTCAAGGAGCGCCTCATGGATTTCCAGATTCCAATTGCTCCGGGCGAGCTCTCGAAGGGCAATCTCAGAGCACTCCTGATAATACATCTTGGCGTCATCGTCCTGAATCTCAGGGGCTGGCTCGAAGGAGAACCAGCGCCCGCTGAAGAGGTAATCCATTTGCCCCGAGGCAAGGATTTGATTGGCCCGCACCGCGGTCAGGTTGAACAGATTGTCCGTGTAACCGTCCACACCCTCCGTCTTGCGCGTGTTAATGGCCGACTTGCGGGGCTGGACGTAGTCGGCAATTTGCTGCCAAAGGGTGTCCCATGTCCCACGATCCGCTTTAAGGCGGTCATACCGGGCAAGGATTCGCTTTGCCTCAGAGCTTTCGGCGCCTTGCTTGGCCTTGGGCGTGTTGGTGATCGTGGGTTTCATGGTGGATTAACCCAACAGGGACTTGCTTCCCAAGCTCTTGGCTTCACCCATGCCACTGGCACCGGCCAGCAGCGTGGACTTCATGCCTTGTTTCTTGCTGGCAGACAGGCGGGCCTGACGTTCGGCGTCCGCCACATCGGTGGAGCTTTGAGCTACGGGAGGAACGGCCGGGGGAGGAGTTGCCCCACCACCACCACCGCCGCCCTTGAACTGACGTTGAAGCGGGAACGAGCCCCGCGTATCCTGATGCTCTTGTTGGTATTTTTTCATGGTAAAATAGGGCGTGCGCCCGATAGGCGACGAATGGAGTCCAGACTGTAAACTTTCAAGACGTTCCTGCGCTCGATCGTTATCAGTGGCAACTCCCAGGGCAGAATGCTCCACACCTTGGCGATGTCCCCGGCCATCAGGTAAACGTGCCAGGCATCACATAGATCGGGCGGGAAATCCACCTGCCCCACGATGAACTCAGGCGCCGCCACCGTGCAGACCGGCCTGCCCATGACGAAGAAGGCAGGAGTCGAGAACACAAACCCGTGCCGGTGATACCATGCCAGATCCTCCTCGAAGGTCCGAGCACACGGTTCCAGCCGATAAACACCCTTGGCCAGTTCAAATGGTATCATCGCTTGACCCGGAATGACCGGCTTTGACCCATCATGGTGGAAATCCCCGTGTGCACCTTTACCACTCCGCCGCCCGGCTTTGTTGGCATTGCAGAGCGGTCCACCAGCAGCCCCAAGCGGATTGCCTGATGGATGTAACCGAAGGCCGTTGATGCGTGAGAGGCCCAGTCGTGCACCGGGACGTTGCGAATTGTCACCCCGTCAGCCTCCTCCTTCGCCCGGTATGCTTCGAGTGAGTCAATTCCCCGCTCACAGTTGGTCTTGTGGAAATGACACCGGTTGAAGGCACTCAGGGCGTCGTTGACGTTGTCCCACTCGTTCACGATGCGCGGCATTACCACGACGCCTTTCAGCCCGGCCTCATTGAGTAACCGGCGCCAGAGCGTTTCACCATCATGCGGAAGGAAGTGGCCGCCGTAGTTGTAAGCCTTGGCCTTGATGCGCGTGGCCCACTCGCTTGGCGTGTTGCAGTCGTCACCGCCTACCAGCGCCTCCAGTAGGTTGATCCGGTCACCAATCACTTGGAAGAACCAGCACCAGGTGTTAGCCGGCGCCCCGATGTCAAAGGCCGTGTAAACCGGGAATCCTTCATAATGGCCCACCGTGTCCGCTATCCGGCCAGCTTGCCGGGACTTGTCCACATCAGGCGCATAGATTGCCCCGGTGAATGGAGCCATCCAGCACTCTTCGAGCACTGTCGGAAACTCCGCGTAAATCTGCCTGCCGAGCTCCTTCTTCTTTTTGAAGTAAAACAGCCGCTGTCCCGGCGTGAAGACGTGGCCGGTCTCCATCACCTTGCGGTTGAGATACAGGGATGTTTCGCTGTCAATCTGCCGGGCATCCCCTTCGAGCGTGTAACGCTTTTCTTGCCACCAGGGGAAGAACATCACCCGGAAATCCTTTTCGGTGCGATGCTCGGGCGGGGTTTCTAGGGACCGCTTGATGAGCTGATACCAATCGCCGCCCTTGCCGCCCTTGTGGGTGGACTCAGCGAACACCAGCGCCGACTTGCCAGACGCCGCTTGCAAGGCACCGGTGACGATTTCCTGTGACCGGGCTGGATCATCATAGGCTATCGGGCCCCATTCCGAGATATGCACCAGCTGGGGAGTGCGACCGCGGGCATTCAGGCCGGCCGTGATCGAGGATCCGTTTGCCCATTCGAGCGTCCCCTTGTTGTCCTGGACCACGGCATCACGCAGGACGTCAGGCATTTTCTCATAGGCGAACTTGATCTTGGCCAGCTTCGCCTGTGCATCTGGCTGGGTTTGGTCGATGATTGCGCCCGCTACGTTGTCAGAATCAGGGGCGAAGTGAGCCCGGTCGAAGAGAATCAGGACAATCAGCGTGGAAAACCCTATCGCTCGGGCTTTCGGGATAGCGATGCGCTGGCATTTCTCGATGAAAACCGCGTGAAGCACCTCGCACTGGGGTTCATTCGGCCAAAAGGGGATGACCTTGCCATCAGGATCCTTGATTTTGTAAATGTTACAGAGCCGGGTGAGCGGACACTTCAGCCTTTCCACCACCTCCGCATCCGTCAGGTGGTCCGGGAGTCGGTACTGTTCGGGGTCGATACGGGGATTCATCCGTTGCGTATTTGGTGAAGGATCGAGCCTTCCAGTTTCATCTCGACTTTGGTCGGTGCGTCACACCCCAGCATCTTGGACGCTTGGGCGACCGCGCCGGTGACATCCCGGGACGTTGCCTTTGCATCCCGGCCGCGCCGCTTCACGATCTTGGCCAGTGCCGCCAGCATTTCCTTGCGCGTTAGCACGTCCTCATCGGCCAGTGCCTTCTTCCCTTCGTCCAGTGCCTTCCTGATGCGGGGATTGGCCGCCAGCTGGCTTGCCTTGACCGCTGTCTGCTGGTTGTCACATGGAGCATACCCAGCTTTCCGGTACGCATCCGCCTGTGTGTTCCCTTCGAGCACACCGCGGACAAAGCTTTCTTGCATGGGTGAGAGTGGCCGGGGAGTCATCAGTTGCGCCCTCCCACTCCCAGCGCTGCCCAATGCCACTCACACACCAGCATGAAGCCCTGAATCTTGGTGACTGGCATGGTGAACACGGCCAGCGCTTCCCCTCGCTTGTCTCCATCGGCAAACCAGACCAGCCAGCGCTGTTCGGCCTTCTTCTGGACCTGGAGTCGTTGCCGGTATTCCCCCGAGGTGATTGCCTGCTGTCCGAAGCGAAGTTCAACGGCTTCCATGGCCAGCTTGGACTGGGTGGCTTTGACGTCTTTGACGAGGAGAGCAGCCTGCCTGCGGTTGATAACCGGGTCCTTGTGGTAGGAGGCGCGGGACTGGATCAGGGTTTCTTTGCCGAGTCTTATCATGACCCTTGCCTAAGAGGTCAGAAGTAAAAGGCAAGGCTCCGGAGGAACGTATCCCTCACGGAGCCATGCAAGCATCAGGTGGATCTAGTGCAGGGTGGAAGGCTTGGCCATTGTCTCCTTCTCTCCCTGTGTGGATCGGGGAAGAGAGTAGCAGGTGCGGGGTTTTCTGGG